CTAGAAAAATTTTTTTCCGGAATGCAAGAATTTATACTTGCCAAAAACATTTAAACTAACTTCACTTACATTAGCTATATTGCTTTGTCCGAATACATGACTAGGCACACCTGATATTACTACAAGTTGCTCTATCAAAGCATTATAAAGCATCTTTATACTTTCGCTATCTAGATTAGCTACTGCATATTTGAATTCTCCGTCATCTAGATTTATAACATACCCTACTGCATCAGCATCAATAGCGCCTTCCACCCTCTGCCCTGTAGTATATGCCAATGGGTTCAAACTAAGTATAGTTATTGCATCATCCATTTTATTAAGTAGATACTCTATCTTATTCAGTATCGGCTTAATATCTTCAAGCAAACTACGCCCAAACAATTCATCTTCGCTGTTCTGTCCGTTCGTGTAGTGAATTGGTAGTCCCGTCAGATTAACTCTACTATCAACTAAAACATAGTTTCCACCTGCATTAGTCCATTTATTAACCTTATTCTCACTATATATAATATAATAGCTTATATTACTTAAACTATCTGTCCAGTGTTCAATAAATCCAACATATTCACCAAATTCATTATAAATAGGATATGAGTCCTCTGGTGCTATTAATTTACTTGTAATTTTACCTTTATCATAATATACATACTCATAAGCATCTCCATATGAGTTAAGGGTCTTAACTATTTTGTAATTGGTATTGTGAAATTTCCCACTTCTGAATACCTTGTTAAATTCTCTAATCATATCATCACTACCAGCCAATGATACTCTTTTACCCATTATATAACTGTTGTGAGTTCTTAATATACTCTTAGCTGTTTGTAGTATCATCTTAGATACTTTTAGTTCTTTATCTTTATATATTATATCTTCTCTATTCAATACTTCATGCAATTTTCCGTCCAAGTATTGCTTATTATTAAGTACATTAGCAATTCTACTCATATGATGTGCTTGTTGTACTTCTTCAATAAACCAATAAGGATTATTTGAATATTGGTTTTGAATATATTTTTCTAAACTCATATTATACCTCCTATTTCAAAACTAATATTTTAAATTCTATATCAGCACAACTATCTATAAAAAAAGGAATAGTCATCGTCTTGATACTATCCCTTCTAATGAGTACAGTATTTTTAGTTTTGTAATCATTGAATATATAATATTGATTATCAAACATTTCTTTTTCTGCTCTTGTCATATGTTTAGTTCTATTTTTATTCAGCCAATCAACAAAGTTACATGATTCTGTAGCTGTTGTATGTACTTTAACTATTTGTCTATTCCCTTTTAGAACAAACTTCAGTTCAACCAAAGTAGTATCTAAATCAATCTTATCTTTTTTAATTTTAGCCACAATATCACTCCTATCACGCACTCTTATACCAAATACCCGTATCCATTCCCAACAACGCCATAGCAGTAGCCATTACTGCATCATCATGCCTACCCCTTATAGCACCCATTTTTTCACCACTAGCAATGAAAACTTTCATTTCCTCTAGCAAATACTTGCTATTAATCAATATTTGTCCTTCTTCAAATTTCTCTCTAAGCCCATTTATGAGAAGTGTCTTAGTTTTGCTATTAGTTACAAAACCTACCTTTTTCTTCGCTCTACCCCTAGCATCATATTCTTTGTGCTTGTGCATATTCTTATATTTGTAATCATACCTTAATTTTGATACTATTGTATGTCCTGCTGATGCTTTTTCTACAACTAGATAAGCATAATTGTAGTATTTTGCTATTTCATATACAACTTCTGCAAACTGGTGAGGTGCTATCTTATTATCACGAAATTCTGCGACTTGTACGCCTTCATCTGAAAATACTTCTATAACTGAATAGTCCTGTCCAACACCTTCTCCACTATCAACACCGATATAATATTTCATATCTATTTTTGATTTTTCCCAAATAAATAATGACTTGTTTAAGTACCTTTTAAGTACACTAGACAAGTCATTAAGTTTATTTCTTCCTATTGGTTTAGGTAAATATCTTAATCTTTCTAATATCTTTGCACTATCGAATATATTATTGCCCGTAACTAAAAATGCTTCAGTATCTGTCGCAGGAAATTCTTGTCTAAACTGCTCAAGTGAACTATTTGCTATCTTTAACCTACGCCATATCAACTGCTCTATAGTTGCACCTTTACTCATTAAATCCAATTCTTCAGCGTCAAGTTCACCCTTAGTTAGTAGTATGCCATTTCTATTTTTCCAAATTTTAACTGCGTTATCATAGTCCTTCTCAAACATTGACTTATTTTCATACCAATTCGCAAAATAAGGTTTATACATATTCTCGCCATTCTTTGCTTTCTGCCATAGTTCATGGAAATAGTTCATACCATTTGCAGTTGACTCAAGTACTATTTTTCCATCTGGAACAAGTGCCTGTTCTATCGCAAGTAATTGTTTTTCTATTGTATCCTTCATAAATGCCACTTCCGACAAATGTGCAAATTTCAAAGTAAGTCCCCTCGCAACATCTTTATTACCACAAGTCGCAACGATTATCCTGCTACCATTTACAAATTTCAATTCTTTTTTATTGTTATTAATTAATGCAGGTCTTAACGGTTTTGGAATAGTCCAGTACATCTGCTTCAACTTCTCAAATATACCTGTCGCACTATCTATAGAATAAGACATTAGCAAGCATGTAGAATGAGGTTGGGTAGTTGCTATCCACAATGAATAAGCAGTCATCAATACACTAAATCCAAGTTGTCTACTCTTTAATATAATATTATACTTATCAATATTTTTTATAAAATCAGATTGCAATTCATTTAACCTAAACGGTACTATCTTACCTTCTTTGTTTGCTATCTGCAAAAAACTTTCAATCCATAATCTGGGATTATCTAATATCTTTCTCAACTTCTCTGCATTAGTCATCTATATCATCAACCTTTATTCCTGCTAATAGTTCGTGTAATTCGTCCTTTTCATCTGCGAAAAACTCTTTACTGAAGTCCATGAGGAATTTTGCAGATTGAACATCGCCTTGCATAGCTTGTTCATAGAATTTATCGTAAAGTTTTTTTAGCTTGATAGTATGTTGCAACTTCATATAATACTTAATTGCACTTGTAACGTCAGGTTCAAGCAACCAATTTTCTATTGTATCCCAACCAACACCATTCAAGTGTCGCTCTGAAAATGCTTTAAAATCTTCTCTTTCACTTTCATCTGTACAATACCAAATCACAAATCTACCTTTTGTCTTGTTTGTACGTGCAAATATCTTTTGTTGTGCTAGTTTTTTAGGTTTTTTAGTTGGCATATTATTCACCTTCTTTCAAATATTTCGTCATATACTTCTGCAACGCTTGGTATTCAAATTCAATTATTTCAATTTTTTGTTGATTTTTTTTTGTTAATCGTTGACAATATTTTAATAATTGAATTATTTCGTTCATATCCTACTCCTCCTCAACAACATAAGATAACTATATATAATTATCAAATTTTACAATAATAAAAGGGTAACCATTTTCGGCTACCCTATATTGTTCTTTAATTTTTTTGTTAGCACGTATTCTTATTAAATCATAACTATCCAATATTTCCTGTAGTGATCTTTTAATTTGTACTTTAGTTAGTGTTTTGCCATATTTGCTTTTTAGAATTTCAACTATTTCTTTTTCTGTAGCATAATTTTTGCTATTAATTAAATAAAAAATAATTTCTACAATATCATTAGTTCTTTCATTTGATGCTTTAGTTGTACCTTTTTTATTCTGATAATGATATTGAGGATATAATATATTTGCTAATCTTTCCCCAAAAGTCCTCAATATATTTTCTCTGCTTAAACCAGCCATACTCATATTATTATCTTTCCATAATTGAGCCATCTTTTGGGATTCTTGTAATATAGGATATATATATGAATTAATAGATAAATATGTAATATGTTTTGTATGGACTCTTTTACCTTTCTTATTTAATGTTGTAGCCATTTTTCTTGATTTTTTATAATAACTTTCAGGTAAATTTTCTTCAGAATGTTTATTTAATAAATTCAAAAATTGGAATAATACTAACTTTTTACTTATTTCTTTTGCAGAATTAGAACTCATTCCAAGTTGTTTTGTAATATATCTTGTACTAGCAAAAAATATTACATTACCATCTTCATTAGTTAATTTTTCATCTCTAATATTATCCATTGCAATTAAATGTAATCTTTCTAAAACATGGATATTTCTTTTAATTAATTTATAGACATCTGGAAATTGTTCTTCTAAAGTTCCATCTCTCAATAACCTTAAATTTTCTTCTAATATTTCTTTTTGTTCTTTCTGCCACTCTGTTTCCTTAATTTCTAAGTTATATAATTCTTTTATAAAGTTATATGCTTGTGGCTTTGTTTTTGCTTTTATTAATATTTCAATAACTCCTACAATATTAGTAATGACCCCACAACTAGAACTATGACATTTATATATATAAGCCCCATTATCACCTTTAAAAATTCCTGCCGATGGATTATTGTCATTATGAAATATACATTTAAAACTAGATGGATTATTTATTCCTAACAACTCAGATAAATCAATATTTTTAGTGATATATTCATAAAAATCTTGCCTAGTTTCAAATACTGTTTTTTTATTGATATTTAATACACTTTGCAAATATTTTATGTTTTTATCTTTTATGGCTTGTATATTATAATTTATAGTTGAAGGGGTTTTTTCCCCCACAATAGTATTAGTATATTTATTAATACTATTATATTGTGGGGGATTTTCTTCAAACCTTTTATCATACCATTTTTCACTATATTTTTTCAATATATTTTCAACGTTTATTACACTATTATAATTCTCATATACAATACTTCTACCACCAAAATATATTCTATTTAGGTTTTTACAATGTTCATCACCAATAAATAGTTGATTTAATATATTTTGTATTGCTAATGCTTCATCAATATTAGTTATTATTTCATCTACAACAAACACTAATCTAAATTTGTGTTTTTTTTCTGTATGACTAAATGAAGTATAAATAAAAGTAGGGACTATATCAATTTCCCTACTCTTATTAATTGCTTGTTCAATTGTCAATCCATCATCTACATCAACCATGAATACTTGTTGTTCTTGCCATTCATCTTGTTTTCTTCCACATATTGCAGGTTTGATGCTATATCCTTCAATAATCTTATTTGCTAATTCTTTTACACTTATTTCTACTACATTTTCTTCTCTACCTAATCTATTAACTATACTTCCTATTTCTTTCCCTGTAGGTTTATTATTGTATTTTAAATTATCAATCATACATTTAATTTTCATCTAATCTCTTCCTCCCAACTACACAATACTCATTTTCAAAAAATTCTTTCGTACTAATGCACTAGAAAAAATCTTTTTCTTGTTCAAACTTTTTGAGTTTATTTTGTTTAAATCTACCCCCACATTTTTAAATTCTCTATATTTGTAAAACTGCTCTGTAGGTAGTTTTAAATTAATATTAAATAACTTAGATAGTCCTTTTAAATCAATATCTGTATGCAAATACCCTTCATTATCAATGTATATTTGCTCATGTAGTTTGTATTTTCTTATAATCTTATAGAAATGTTCCTTATCATGTCCCTGTACTATATCAACAAATTCAGGATATTCTAATATGTCTATGTACCATTTTTTAAATAAATTAGCATTAAAAAAATACTGCTTAAATGCAGTATCTATTGATATTAATACTTCTAATTGTTCAGTTGTAAATTGATTAATATCTATATCATACACAGACATTATTGATATTAGTGTACTTCCTGCAAACTTTTCTGTATAATTAAATCTAGTAATGTCTTTGTTTAGTGATATTGCTCTTTCGTTATTGAAGTATGTTACATGATTTCCGAATACCCTGACATTTTTTGTTGCATCTAAATCAACGCCTATATATCCTTTTTTGTCGTTTGTATCAACAAAATATATGCTACTAAAATCATAAAAACCTTTGACTTCACAACTGAATAATAGATTTAATAGATAACATGAAGCTAAACTATCAATATCATTAGTTAAAATTAACTTATCGCTTTTGTTGTCAATATTTTTATACCATTTGTCGAATTTTGTAATATAATCTCTATTCATCATCAACACAAAGAAGGTTGTATAAACCTTCCCTGCTTGACATCTTTCTCCTTCTTGTATATGAAGTACTAACGAAATCCTCCCTTATGTCAAGGGAGGTGTAAACCTTCAATGCTTACACCTCCATTTATTTATTTTCTGTATTTTTTTCTGCTTTCTTTTTTAATCTTCTATCTCTTATTTCTAATGCTCTTTTAGAGTTTAGATATCTTATCCATTTTTCTAATACTTCGGGCTTTATTTCTCTATGACCTTTCTCCATCATATTTATATAATTTGATTTATATCCTAATTCATTTGCAACTTCTTCTTGAGTTATATTTCTTAAAATTCTAATATATCGCAATTTTTCTCTATTCATAATATCCCTTCCTTTTGTGATTTTTTTGTAACTGGAAAACAAAATAAAAAAGCAAGGGGATTATCCCCTCACTCACTATGCAGTTGTTTTTCGTATTACTACAACACCATCATCGCTTAATAATTTAGTAGCATAGATCATATCAGTAAAAATACCAGTTCTTTTATATTCTGGCTCTCTCTTTAATTCGATGTTTAGATCCTTTTTCATCATATATCCTAGTGCATTTTTCTTGATGATGAAAGATACACATTCCCCAGCATTATCATCATATGTACCATGATTAGCTATAAATACAGGTATTCCTCTGAAATATCCTAGTAGCCCATTTCTTACTATACCATTATTAGCCGTTGAAGTAGTATTTATTGCACTTGTAAAAGATTCCATGCTATAAAATGAAGGTACTAAATATGAGTGTACAACTATTCCTGCATAGGTATCTACATCTAAATCATCACCAAATAGCATATTTGCAGTATCTAATTCAGTTTCGGTTATTGCTTTAGCATTAGCAGTTGGTGATACTAGAGTTGATGTTTTAGCTTCAGTGATTAAGTCCTCATCAAGTTTTCTAGCGAACAATTGTGCTTGTTGTGATGCACCTTCTTCAATTTGATTTCCTAATGCAGTTTTATTTTCAATATCATACACAAGGAAACCATGTGCAACTTGTTTGATTGTTGCAGTTGAAGAAGTTTGCTTTAATTCTTCTGTTGTAATTACTTCACCTTTAGTAAGTTCAACAGGTTTATTCGTTGCTAAACTCCACTGTGGGAATAGTATAGTTTCCCCTACCGATCTAAACCCGTCAATTTCCCCTACATTTTTAGCAAGTTGTAATACTTTTACTTTTGAGTCAAATTTCTCTCTCACCATACCTGCGTACACTTGTGGCTTTATAAAACTCATATTATCAATCCTTTCTTATTTTTTAAATTAAAAAGGGGTCATGACGACCCCATATATAAAAAGCACCTATCACATCATGTAATAAGTGCTTATTTTGACAACTTACTATATAGTTCAGGATTATTTTCAAATAGATTCATTCTTTCAATATAACCCATTTTAGCAAATTGTTCTTTAGTAATACCATCATTATTCTTCTTGTTTGTTGGCTTATATGAATTGTTGAGCATATGCTTGTTTAGAACTTCTGATAGTTCATTTACAACGCTTTCAATATCTTCTCCTGTACTTAAAAATTTTGCTAATTCTGATGGTAGTTGATTCTTTTCAAGTGTTTCTCTTATTTTGAACTCTCTTTCTTTTGCAAGTAACTCTTGCTCTTTCTTTTCGAGTTCGAGTTCTTTTTCTGATTTTTCAGGTGGTAACTTACTTTCTAGTTCTTTGACTTTTTTCACATATTCAGTTCTAACCTTGTCAGTTTCACTCTGAAGTAGTTTTGTTACTTCTTCTTTAGTATAGTTATCTTTTTCTAAATCAAACATAATAAAATCCTCCTTCTAGTTGCTTGATATTAGCCCTTTTTCAAGTTCTAATACCTCTAAGCCCCTATTTTTTATTTGTAAATTAATTCTTTAAGTTTATATAATTTTTCCTTTGACAGTTCACGCCTACCATTCTTAAAGTAGTGTATTGTTGCAGGAGATACCCCTATATATATTGCTATATCTTTCCAGTATGTACTCGTCTTGTATTGCCAAATATGTAAATCATTCAACAATTTTTCTTTCTCTACATTGTTCATATCGCCCCTTCCTTTCCTGTAAATAATTACCGTAATTGTTTGAAAAAAATATATAAAACCCCTAAAAGGGGTATTATTGTAAAAAGAAAGTGCAACGCATCAATTCCCGTTGTCCAGCCATTTTTTCTTTTTTCGGAGGAGGAGGTGGGACTCGAACCCACATCAAAATGGCAAAATTTCCGTATGTTTAAACCTTTAAAAAATAAAAAATATAGGAGGTAATATGTTTATAAAAATAAACTCTAAAGCAAACATCTAATTTGTATTAGATACTTGATTTAGAGTTTATTTATACCCCCTTCTATATATAGCGACTTTTAAGGTTAAATATATCATTTTTTATAAAAATTTTTGTATTTTTTTATTTTTTATTATCATTCCATATATACTTGTCGCAAAAGTCCGATTTGTCAATATACTCTAGTTTTTTTTATAATATTTTTACAATTTATTTATAAATCTCCCTCTTATTATAATTATTGTAGAAAAAACATGGATTTTTATACCCCTTTTATTCAAAAATATACAAAAAATCTAATAATTGCAATGTACTTATATGATTTCTTAATTTTTCTATTGCTTTAGATAAATTTTTCGATACATTTTTTTGCGATATTTTTAATCTTTTAGCAATCTGTTCTTGTGTCATACCTTCCCAACAATACATATATAAACATTGTTTTTGTCTTTCACAAAATGATTACCTCCTTATATAAAGTCTACATTGCAAAATACCAATTTTTTTGCAGTTTTCTGACACAATTAGTAATTATTTCTACACTTTTTACAATATGGATGAAATCCATCATCACTATCATTTTTTGGACTAAACTCACCCTTCATCATATCTTTAAACTCGCTACACTTACTACATTGTTTAGCATGAAAAATAGAACTGCTTATGCAGTTCTATATATGTATTATACTCCTAACTCTAACAACGCTCTCCATACTTCATATCCTTTATATTTTTCATCTAATAAAATCCAGAATAGTTCTTTTTTATTATCGTCTAATTGATTGTATCTCTTATACCATAAGCCAACCCATTTACTTATTTGTTTTTTCTTTATACCTATTAATTTAGCAATTCTTTCAAATTCTTTTTTAGCATCAAAATTCATGTTTAATTCCTCCTTAAAATTTTTATTTTCTATAAAATTTTAATTTTTCCACTTGCTTCAACGCTTGAATATAGATGCGAAACTCTTTGTTGCTTCCTGAAAATGATAAAGTTCTCACTACTTCACCCCCAATTCATCTATTAATAACCCTTTATTGTCATATATCTCTATAATGTCGTTATTTTGAATTGCAACTTTCCAATTGTTGTCAAAGTAATATTCATAGAATTTCATACTATAATCGTCTTGCTCAACTATGATGTCTATGTTGTAGTATTGTTTTAGTTTTTGAATGAGTTTTGCTTTCATTGTTTCGCCTCCTTATTTGCTTCAGTTGATTTACTTTTTGCATAATCAACAATGCGATGTCTTGAATTTGCTCTTTATTTAGTTCTAGTTTCATAGTTTTTACCTCCTAGAGTTAATTATTAACCTTATATTGATAAGTATATCACATCTGTTAACTTTGTCAATGCATTTTTTAACTTTATAAGGTTAATTTTTACGATTGAATTGTAATTATTGTTTTTTTATAGTAATATATTATTATTAGGAGGTGATTCACTTGTTGAAATGTAATTTAAGAGTACTTATGGCTAAACAAAAAATAGACACTATTCAAGAATTAATGAAAAAATCAGGATTAAGCAGAAATGCTATTAATAATATATACAGAGAAGAAAAACTTGAAGGTACTAAATTAGAAACTTTTATTAAACTTTGTGATGTGTTTGATTGTCAACTTTCAGATATAATCGAATATGTTCCAGATGAAAATTAGCAAGTTACAACTTTAGTAATGTTCAATGTGGACATTACTAGAAATTTCTCATGTAATTTCCTTTAAGGAATTTACTTTGTAAATTCAATTTTGAAAGGGGTTTAGAAAGGGTATTTTTTAAAAAATTAAACTTGCATTATATTTTTAATTTTTGTTATAATAATTATAGAAATGCCTTTAGCCGTCTAATCACCATCTTTTTTAAATGATAATCACACGGCTAGATCATTTTTATTAAGTTTATTTTTTTTACAGTTTTAGCAAATCATTTGCATATGACTGCCAATCTATGCAATGTATATCAGTTCCTGTTATCCCCAGGGACTGATATATTTTTTTGAACATTTCTTCAATAGATTGAGTCATTTTTGATTTGCTGAAGCATTTGGTTAAATACTTGTCCCAATGATAAATGTCTAGCCGATTCTCGACTAGTTCATATCCTATATTGATTATAGTTTTAAGGACTGTTGACTTACTCAATTCTAAAACTGTTGATAACTTTTCAATTAATTTTCTAGCATCTTCTATAGAAAAATAAGTATTCTGTCTATTATAATTCTTTCTGTCAAAATTTTTGACACGGTAATTTTCAATTTCTTCCTGCAATGCTAAATCATAGTATTCTTTTTGCAGGTCTAATATTATTTTTTCATAGTGCTTGCGTGCATAAAACTCTGGAGTTAATAACCACGGGAACATATACATATTATAATCCCATTTTCCATTTTCAGGGTTACGCATTTGTGTTACAACGATAAATGGTAGTCCATTTATCGTTATTTTTCTTAATTTCTGAATATGATAATTAACTGTTTGTCTTGTAATATGTAGCATCTTTGCTATACGTTCTTGAGAAGGATATGCACTCGCTTTACCTTTTTCCCAGATGTGTGAAAGTATACAATCTACTATTGCTTTAGCAGTAGGTTTTAATTTTAGGTCTAGGACTTGATTATAGTTGTATTTGTTTAAAGTAACCATTCATATCACCTACTTATATATTCAAATCTTTTAAAGGGTGATATTTAAGAAATTGTTCTTGTAGTTCTTTGTCGGTCAAGTCCAAATAAACCTGCGTTACTTCTATAGATGAATGTCCTAGTAGTTTAGATAATACATATATAGAACCACCATTTTTCAAAAACTGAATTGCAAAAGTAGCTCTCAATCTATGAGGGAATACATTATCAATATTTGCTTTTTTTGCTATTTTTTTAAGTTTAGTTTCGTATGACCCAATAGTCAGTTTAGTTCCCCTATTGGTAGGAAATAGCAAATCAGTTTGAAGATACAAATCTTTAAATTTAATCCAACGCTTTAAATCACTAGCAATTGTATGAGTTAGATATGCATATCTTTCACTTTTATTCTTAGTATCCTTTAAGATTATCGCTTTATTTCTAAAATCAACGTCTTGTTCTTTAATTGATAGAGTTTCCCCTACCCTTGCCCCAGTAGTAAGAAGTAATCTAGTAATAAGCCAATCCCTATATTCATGGAATTTTGTTGTATCAAACTCTTTAAGCAATATATCAATTTCTTTTTCTGTAAGTGCTTCTTTTTTTCTCTTTCTTTTCTTTAGATATTTAATATTTTTGATAGGATTTTTTCTCAGTTCTTCTTCTTCAACTAAAAAATTATAAAAAACTTTGATATTTCTGATATAATTATTGATAGTATTAGGGCTTATTTCTTTGCCTAGGTCTGTACGATTTTCAGGGCAATTTTTATCCATATTTGTAGTTTTAACAGTGTATTTTCCTCGTTCTTGTAAATATTGTATATACTGTCTTAAATGTGATGATCTAACTTCTAATGGTGTATCTATACCCAATTCATTTTCTAGGTAGTGGAAAAATAGATTGAGGGTTTGTTGATATGATTTGAGAGTTTTAGGAGATAAATTTTTAGAAGTGCAATATAACATAAAATCGTCTAGGTAAAACTTGTATTCTTTTGATTTAAGCAT